CTCGCCAAAATGAGGCTCTAGCACATATACATTCTTCTCGATGTCCTGTGGCACGCTGCTGTATTTAGAAAACCACACGGTGTGTCCCGACTTCGTATAATACCCGACGATAGTTTCTAAAGACAACGACACCTCGGGTCTTACCTCTTGTCGGTTCATTGCAACATCATACCCATCTAACATGACAACCTCAGCTTGATCTGGTAACTTTTCCAGTAGTGCTATGAGCGCTTCCTTCTTCATACCTTCACCAAGTTCTTCATAGAACCGCGGAAGCATAAGTCTCGATAAACACAAGGGCCTCCGAAAGTATTATTGCAGCTATTGAGGTTACGAGTAAACTTACCGTGCTTAATAGCCTCATTAACATCATCAAAGTTTTCCACAACCACTTGTTCTGTTTGTTGAGGTATCTCATCCACTATAAACTGTATAGCAATATCAGGATCAATTACTTCGGCCCATTCTCCAGCGCAACGTTTCCCAGCAATAACATTATCGCAAGTCTTAGCTCGTCCGCCACTTCCATCATACCCGCAACTCATGCAGGTCTTCTTACGATTCTTAATCACTTGCTTACGCAAAACAATATAGCCAGCCTTACGTGTTTTGTATTCGCTCTCTAGCATGTGAACATACAAGGACAACTGCGGAGATGTCACCACGCTGTCTTCTTCGTACTCCATAGCAGATGTTTTATTATCTAAGATAACAGTGCCTATGTCCTTAACATCAGCAATCAAATCTACATAACCAATTACTTCATCGCCACTATCATTCTGTAATGATACATGCTTCTGTACGGCATGTACCTTCTCAATGCGGGGCAACACCTTCTCAGTGTAAGCAGTAAGCATCAACAGTCCTTTAGCTTTAAGACTGCACCAATTCATAATATTATAAAAGCGTTTCTCTTCTAAACTTAAAGACTGATAACCGGATGCTTTCTTTTTCTTTCTTAGTTCATCGTAAGCTTCGGATGGTGGCAGTGATGATATATTAAAAGCCGCGGCAGTAAGTAGGTCGTCTGAAGTAATTAACTCAGCATCATAATCCGCATCAGCATACACTAAGTCAGTACATGTGGGTAGATAGGTGTTTACATTATTTACTCGTTGATGCGAAAAGCTTTTAATAAACTCAGCAACAGCATCTTGATCTGGTGCTGTAAGTAATACATTAAGAGCGTTGTCTAATGCGCTACCAAAGCACAAGGCTGCGCTCATCACAGTAGACCTAATGCGTTGGTTGTAATGGAAGTCGTAGCTTTTCTGACACAGCATAAACTTACTTACTTGGCTGTGACTAAGTTTTGTTTTCATCTTCCTCCAAGGAACGCCCCTACCAGCGAGCGACGTGAGGGTTGCCTAATGTAAAGACTTTATCCTCTACACTAGAGATACACCAATGCCCAGCTCACTAGTAGGAGCAAGATTATTATAGCATTATTATTTCTGTTTGTCAAGTGTTATTTAGCAATAACGACTAGTTTGTATGTGGTCGATTCTGTTTCGATTACAAAAGTATCTTCATCTAACATCTCCATCTTAACGATAGGGGATGTTCTAAACCAATGATAGTCGTCTAACTCCCGGCCACCAAAGCTGTTTACAAATAGCCTGTTGTTCGTAATGCTCGCTTGACCGCAAGGCATAATAACAAATTCATTTGTATTCAAATAGGTCGGGGATAATCTTACTACCTTATAGGCTGCGCCATCTACTAACATAAGCCTCCTTAGTCTAATCGTATTTTGTACATGTCTTGCATCTTAGCGTCCGCGGCTTGCTTCTCTTTCCATGTTGTGTACACAGGACAATAGTCACTGTGGTTATCTGGTTCGGCATTAGCATACACGAGCGAAGTACCACACTCACATTTAGGAGGTGGTCTTAGATCTGCGGGCTTATAACCATTCCATAGATCATACGGGTCACTCATGCCCCTCCATCCCAGAGATACGTCTATCAACTCGTAATAGCAAGTCCTCTGATGCTAGGTGGAATTCATTAACCCACGGTAGGATTGTTGTGTTTATGTTTGCTGGGCGTTCGGTGGTGACAAAGCCTCCCATGCTTAGCAGCTGCCCGAAGCGCAGGCTTGGTTGTTTATTAATTAGCTTATGTAATCTACTTAACAATACACTATTGATTTCATGATTCATGTTGTCTCCATCTTATACACTACGTAGGCTAGGAGCAAGCCTCCCAGAAGCATCCACAATGAGAACACTACTTCGTCCCTATTTCTATTAAAGAACCCAGGTCCCCGCGGCTTATTATCCACAACAAGTTTAAGTGACATACTTACTCCTTATATATTCCTTGATTGTTAGTAGAGCTTTATACTTCGCGTCTCTTACGGCGCGTTGTGATGTGTTAAGTAGCACACTAATATACTCCACACTATAACCTTTTAGGATGTAGTTGATGGCTTGTGCAGGGCGTTTCTTTAGGGTTGCAAATCCTTCCACTGCTAAGTTGGTTAGCGTTTCTTTTTCGACCATCTCTTCTGTGTTGTCCTCTATACTATAGTCTCCTTCCATGCTAGATGTTTTGATGAGTGTATAGTGTCGCCGCATCTTAGGTACGAGTCTCGTAAGCATAACAGTAAGGAAGCTTAGTGGCTTCTCTACTACTTTATCTCGGATCTTCGCTACTTGGAAATACAATTGCTGTAGCATGTCCTCAGCATCGAACATCCAATTATTTCCATAACCAAACTTCATTCGTGCAATTCTTAACAGCGCGCCGTAGTTAATCAGATACTCCTGCTCCAGCGTCAACATCAATACCTCCAACAAGTTTCAATGGTTGCATAACAAACTTCTCATTCGGATATAACAGAACACCTGAACTCAACGTCATCTTAACCCAATACTCACTGACCTCTACATCATCTCCCATGTCTTCAATTAAACTATACAGTTCTATTATCAAGTCTGACGCTCTCATATTTAGTTGATGCATAATAACACTCCGTGCCCTTCGGCAAATAGTTCTGTACAATAGGACTGCCCCATCTTATATCCGGTGGATTTAATTACCCCAGACACACATAGTAAAACAAGTATAAGCATAAGTCCAGCAATCAGTTTCATTTAATCTCCTTCGGTTTGTTAATGATTTTGACAGGGCGTACAAGCAATGCCGTACCATTGATGTAACGTAGCACGGCGCTCATATCTTTAAGTCCTTTACTACCATGGCGTGCTATCAAAGAGTTCAAAGCCTTCTGTACTATCTTAGTGTTACTCATTAGTCCGCCTCGATGCTAGTGAGATCCTGCGCCACTTCTTTTCCTTGCGCCAGAATTGTGATGGCACCAAGTCCTACCGCCACACTTAACACAGCCTCAACATAAGCTCGTGCCACTTGTTGCTTGTTGTCTAGATGTCGATCTAAAACTTCCGACATATAAAACTTCTGGGCTTGACTGAACACGTCATCTAAGTCTTGTCTGGACATAAAGTTAAAACTGTTAGCATCCAACTTCATAACACCTCCCCATCCTCTCCTCGTTCTTCTTCTTGAAATTCAGCTCCTAAAGAGATGAGCATGTTCTTAGCAGCGATCTTAATCTTGTGCAATGATGTGCCTACTACTCGAATGTCCTTAGCTCCATTGATATGAATGAATCCTTCCTTAGTACCAGGACGCAAGCTTACTCGGGCCTCACCATCCTTGATTGGAATGTACCTAGCCGATACATACGAGTCTTCTGTTTCTTTAATGTAACGAATTCTTGTTGCCATATATGCTGCTCCTTATGGAGTCGATAACCCCATCGATAAAAGATTGAATGATCTTGTCTTGTTTTACAATGAGGAATGTTTCTGCGTCAGCATCGGGAATACATTCCCTGATAACATTCTCTATGTAATAGTGTACTACTGTTTCTAGATCTGTTTGAATATACTTCAACATCGATAGGTCCTGAAGTATTTGCTCTTCATTCTCTATCAGATGCTTGTATACTTCACGTATCACGTTTCTTTACCACAGTGTAGGATATTGTACTGGCTTCCCTATTCAGAGAATATACAACATCCCTAAAAGGGTGTCCTTGAATTAACCAATGATAAAGAAACTTAGCAATACTATATACGATAAATATTTCTATTAAGATTTCTAACATGATTCTCCTTAATGTTTCGTAGCGTGTTCTTCGATCGTAAGACTTAGCATTACCTCCCCATTATTGTTAGTGATGTTTATCTTACCCATCTCTTCCAGCAGAATACAAGCAGCCTTAATGTTCGCCACTTCTTGCAGGTCCTCAGTTAAAGCAAACTCTTTGTTACGCGCCAACTGAGATACAATAAACTCCCGTTCAACCATATTATAAATAGCTCCCTTTAATGCTTCCATGTTATTCATTTGCAGCAATCCTATTCTCCATATACTTTTGTAAACGTATTGGTAATGCTTTAGTGCTTCGTGTTTGTCGCATAGCAAAGTTGCCGTCAACAGTATTGATTAAGAACCTTACCCAATTAAAAATTGCCTTAGTGTCAATAGTACCTTCATGCACTCGCACCTCTACAGTAGAGTATTCTTGCATACAATCTTCAGTATGTATAGTATGATACTTACTGATACTTCCCAAATCCTTTACCTTATGTACATTAACTGGGCGACAGTATTGATTGATTCGACGTGACTTAGGAACGCTCTTAAGCATTAAGCTTTGTACATTTAATAGTTTAGTGACGCTATCTGTAAACTTTCTATTACGCATATCAAGATGAACATGCAGTCCACAAGTGTTATTAACTTCTGCGGAAGCCTCTGTAAATAATGTGTCGAGCTTACTAAGCAACGGCTTAAGCTCCTCTTGTTTACTTAGCACTTGTAGTTCAAGTCCAGTACCCTTTGAACGAACGCCTAAACCTCGGCACACTTCACATACATCGCCATAGCTGTCTAATAGCGGACAAGATTCATGCCCGAAAGCCCCGTTAACTTTAACGCTCCCGTCGTAAGTCAAAGTAACATTGTTATTAAGTTTATGTTTTCGTATAAGTCTTTCAACGCTCGCAGCTGTTAGAGGAGTTATAAACTCAATCTCAACTCCTACGTACTTATCATTTGTCTTAGGCATCAAGGACATAAATTCTCCTTACTCGTTTGTTGAGCACTAGGCTCTGGTTATAAACTTGTTAATAGCGTTCGCATAGTTTTCCAATGTCGTGCCTTCAAGTCCTGGCGCTGTGTTTACTTCTAGCACAGCTGCTCGCTTATCTGCTTCTCTATATAATATATCCACCGCACCGAACTGTAATCCTAAAGCACCTACTGCTGCAATAGAAGCAGCATATACAATCTTAGGACTTGTGATGTTGTCTCTACAAAACACCCAGCCCCCATTAGCGTTCTTAATATAGCTATCAGTCTGCGCTCCATTACGCCGTCGCTTCTTTTGTACATCTATTACTGAACCCGCAAACACATGTACTCTATACTCATGAGCCTTCATATACTTCGTGTATAACTTCGCGTCGGCCCAGTCAACTGCCGACAACACTTGTATGCCATCTCCCTTGCTACCTACTATGTTCGTCCTAGCTAATACAACATCGCCGCCATCAAGCCAACTGTTTGCTTCATTAGCGTCGCATGTCCAATCAACTGTAGGAATGTTGTTGTCCTTAAGCATTTCAAATGTAGATAGTTTGTTACATGCAATTGCCGCCTCATTGTTAATGATGTTGTTAGTGCCTATTACATCAGGACCATTGCCCCAACGTAACACTACATCACTAAGCTTCAATCGTTTACTGCCATTGATACGAACAACTCCCAACCTTTCTGCCAGCGCCTTAGCACTGGTGCTTGCTTGCTTGTAAGGTAGAATAAACAATCTCATACTATAGCTCCTGGTAAGTTTTCTATATTTGAAAAGAAGTTAAAGCCCATTCCATTTCCTGTTAGTCCCGATGCTAGTCCAGATCGAGGTGCCGTAGTATCAATTGCAACCCGTCCTGAATATTGTGTACCACCATAAACAAGGTAATACCCCCTACCAAAATAACCATTACCAAAGACAACAGTGTAGATTGCATCAGTTCCGTTTTCATTTAACAACTCCTCATGCCAGGTATTAAAACCATAATGATCACTATCGCGGAGCTTAGCTTTCATTCCAACTCTTATCTTCATGCGCCACTTCCATACAAGAGAGTGTCTTGTTGTATCTCCATGTCTGATAACTTACGAACAACACCGCGTGATGAGAGGATGCCTTTGCTTGTTGGTGCAGCACCATAGTAGTTGGTGCCTGTGTATTCTTTATGTCCCATGTAAGATGGCGTGATAACTTTACGTTCTGTAAATCGTAACACAGATCCAATGAGGTTGCCAGTGATGGCATCAAGCCGCATGAAGTGTTCAGACTTAAACTCAAACACATCACCACACTTATACTTAAGCATCCTACAAGCTTCCTCAATATCCTTACCATCAGTAGAGAATACATAAGTACCCAACTCACTTACATAAGCAAAAGATAATCTAGCACCACTGCGAAAGATGTCCATGGACTTCGTGTCTGCCGACATAATACCCGCAGCATAATATCCTTCTAGTTCATTAACACTTAGCTGAATGTTCTTAGGACTTGATAGCACATCTCTATTAAGATAGGACACTAGGATGGCCTCGCTATCACAAGTGGATAACGTAAGCTTAAAGTCTTTATCGTTTCTAATCACACCATTATGAATCAGTGCGTGTTTGTTATCTGTGGTAACAAAGGGATGTGTGTTGCGCATACCTTTAGCGGATGTTGCGAACCTAGTGTGCAGCATAATAGCTACAGTGTCTGCCCAGTTTTCTTCCCCAAAGCTATTCATCTCAGGAGTAGTTTCTTGTAATAGTTTATCTTCAATCAATCCCGGAAACTTCTTATGGGCTCGTACAGCGTGTGGGTTGGCGCTATACTTCTCAACCCATGCATCATCGTTATCCAACCATCGTTGCCCATACAACTTACCATCCTTAGTCATAGCAACATAACCTAATCCATCAGTGTTACTCTTAGACATAAGCTGTCCAATAACCGTGGAGAAGTTATATACATTGCTTGTGTTCTTTTCTTTTATGCCAGCCATCAGCATTACTTTACACATCTTAATTGCCTTTCGTTAATTGTTTAAGCAGCTACTGTTGGTTCGTAATTGGATTCTGTTACGCTCTCATTACTGAATAAATCTATTCGCTCCTTGACATAGTCTTTCAACGCGCCTGTTATATTATATCCTTTTGAAAATCCGCTAAGGGTTTTAAAAGATTGTTTACGTGGCGTACCTTTTGCAGTAAGCAACGCAGGTGCGTTTACAATCGTCGTAAGTAACTTAATCCAATTGTTAATCTTAAGTGCGTTGACTGTACCACCATGAGAACGAACCTCCAACGTTTTATATTTTCTATAAGCGTCTGCGTTAAGAACATAATAGCGATCACCTAATTCTACTTGTGATAGGAATTGGCTTTCTTTATTGCGCTTGCAATATCGTGTTGCACTGCGGCCACTACGTCGCTCTTCACTTACCATAAGCATCATGATAGGAAGTGCTTTATATAATTTACTATAGCTCGCTGCTACATCTCGTTGTCGCATGTCAATATGAACATGCATCCCACATGTATGATTAGCTCGTGCTCGTATGTTAGCGCCTTGTAATACAGCGCACAACTTAGACACTACATCAGCCACTTCATTTTCTTTAGCCATCAACACAACCTCAATACCAATCTCACCATCTCCAATATCCCTAATGCTACCATCATCTTTTATTTGACAGTGACGTTCAAGCTTAGCCTCCACTAAAGCTTTGCGCAGTGTTACCTTACTACACTTAACAATACATTCTAATTCTACACCAACATAGTTGGCCTTGTCAAATGTAAGGGGAGTCTTCTCCGCAGCTAAGCGAAGCGAAGCATCTACAGTGCCGACAAGTTCTTTAAAGACGTTGGGCTTAGTGAGCACACCACCTATAACATCATATGCATATCCTAGGTGATTAACAGAACGAATGTTCATCTCCTTAAGTTTAGCGCGCTCTCTTCTAATACTACGAAACTTCGCATCGCGAGCTTCCTTAATATCTCGTGCAGTGATGCGAGTGTATTGCCATGGAATGATTACGCTCTCCTTACCATGTTGCATCTTAAAGCCAAAGAATGTTTGCTGGTATTCTTTTATGTTGATTCGTAATTGTTTAATATGATTAGTATTAGTGCGCTTACCATTCGGTACTCGCGTTGTATCATTGCGCAATTGTTTAATTGTTTTATACATCTCTGCTACAGTAGCACGATCTTCTTTTGTCCAGATAACTTCTAAGAATCGTTTCATACTTCCTCCTCTATTAGTTTCATATACTCGTCTGTATAGCCCCAGACAATACCATCATCGTTCTCTACAATCTTATATTCAATACCTTCGCTGTCAATATATTTCCGTACAACATTATATTGTTTACCTAACGTTATCAGATAGCTTTCCTTTATACATTCAACTACCATATATATACCAGTCAAGTCCTTTCCCTACAGTGTCAATAGCATTAACGAACAGCTTGTTATGTTTCCTATTAACAACACTACATAGCATCGTTGGGATAGTAACAGAGTTAACTAGCTCTCTTACTGCTTCGTAAGTAAGCATATCAATCTCTTCATCTGTATCCTTATCAATGCCTACTGCCTTAGCCTGCGTCACTAACAAGGCGATGTCAAATCCTTTCTCGATAAAGAACAACACACCACCTGGCATAATGTTGCTTGACATACACAGCTTAATATACTTCTCATATGTAATAGGAAACTCTTTACGAAACACTTCCTGATGCCTGCTAGTGAGCACACCTTGAACATTAACATCAATCACAATCGTACCCATGTCGGGAGTGAATGAAGTTATAAACTTATCCTTCGTAATAAACTTACGCATACTTATACTCCTTATCTACAGCAGCTAATACATCTTCCTCTGCCATAGCTAAGAACTCATCCTTCTCATCTGCTGTTGCCCATGTAGGAAACTCTGTGTTAAAGAACACGCATTGATCTGCGTTGTCGATGAACACTTTCGTACTGAACAATCCTCTTGTGTATTCGTACACTCTAGGTAAACTCATCCTATCTCCTTTGGGTTATTAATTATACAACGCTCGTCAAAATATCTATCGTAATCATCCACGCCAACTTCATCACCAGCGTCATCCTTTATAACGGGGTTACCAAACCTATACCTAAGTATCTTATATCTCTTACCATATGTCAACACTAGGTCGCGTTCATCGTTAGCTGATTCAGGATCAAAACATATTAAATATTCATTCACTGCCATATATTCTCCTTGACTTCTTAAACAGTTTGTGTTAAGCTTAACATATTATTATACAGGGTGCTGGTATTAGTCGTAACTCATCAAGGCCACCATCCTAACTTGGGGTTAAGAAAGAAGCTTATCCTAGCTGCGGAGTTTTTAACCGCTAACCCAATAAGACAAGTGATGCCCGGTTAGGGGCTTTCAATACTATCTTACTACTGCGGGGCCATCCAAAGGTAAAAGTACCTAAGTGTTCCTATGGCGCAACCGTAAACAATTCCAGGACATATGCATCTCTTCTTTGCGAATAAGAAATGCTATCTAATACTTCCGGATACATAATACTTACCGGCACATTAGCAACAACATCTGTTCTATGTATGCGTCCTAATACACAATGCCCTAGCTCATGAAAGAGAAGCTCTTCTCTTCCCGCATCATCTAATGTATTCCAATACTTACGTACTATTACTATATAATTATCTGCGGGACTGTCCATCTCGTAGCACATCCCGACGGCATTACCGCTTAGCGTCCCAAACATAACAGGCACATATGCTAATGCTCTGCTGTTATACTTAGATGCTGCGGCATTAAACCTAAGCTTGTACGATGCAAACACCGGATCATCTGCCGGGGCTGTAGCATCGTGAGCACATCCTAACATAACAAACAACCAGGGTAAGAGTTTCATAACCCTCCTTAACAATGTCTTGTACGATTACAAAGCATTGGTAAAGAGTCCGTATCAATGTACGGACCCAGTGCATTATACATTGTCTGTATATATAATGCTCGTCTTATATTTCTTTGATAGATGCAATAGCTGATACTTATACATGAAGTGATTGCTGTTGTTAGCTACGCGCTTAGTGCGGTCCATGTAGCTAAAGACAAAACACGTAACACATAGTATCATTAGCAATGCATAGTCCATCATCCCTCCACGTTAATGCCTAAGCCTCGTAGCCTAATTACAAGTCGCTTAAACATCTCTGACTCGGATGCAACCTTAACAGCTGTGGTAGATCCTTTAGCATCGTTCCATGCTGTAGATAGTAGGGACATTGCAATGGTAGCGAGAGGAGCGTCTGGTTCGAGTACGTAATCTAATGCGTTAAACTCCTCTAAAGAAATACCATCGTTAAGAAAATCCTCTGCTGTATAATATCCATCAGTGTCTACATTAGATGCACGACTGAACAAACGTCCAGATGCAATTGCTTCATTAAGATTCATAACTCTCCCTTTGTTATAGTAGCGACATTGCTACTGTTTATTAAATATATATATCCTATTGACACACCTATGTACGTTAAGTAATAGGAGTCTTCTGTGTATATGAATAGCATTAACGCTGCTACTAGTATTGTTATAGCTGCTATGTTATACACATGTCTTCCGGATAGTTGCGGATAGCTGGCATCGTAATAGCTTTCCATGTACCTGTATACTCATAGTAAGGATCATTGGACACACCCCACACAGCATATGTTTTGTTGTTGTGCTTTAATATTCCCCAGCATCGTCGCGTCGTTAGTATGATGTAACAATCTACCGGAATGTGTTTACGAAACAATGCTCTAACTTGTATAGGTAACTCTTCATATGCCACAGCAGTATGTGTACCTAATACTGCTTTAGCTTTCTCATGTAGCGTTACTATTTCCATAACGCATCTACCTGATAGGCCATTACTTTAAAACCCTTAGCATCATATTCAAGCAACGTCTCATCTACATTGTCCGTCACTACTTCAATGCTGCTGTATGGTGTGTACATTGTTAGCTTATACATATCATCTCCTTTGTTATAATGGTTATTAAATATATGATGCTGTAGATAACACACACACCCACTGGCCATTGTATCATCCACAACAACATCTTACTTGTTATTACTAGCGTCTTTAAGAAAGCTTTTATATTTGTATGTAGAGTCTCCATGTCGTTTCCAAAACTCCCCTTCATATTGTGCCGCGTCTTCGAACCTAAGTAGGTCGTATACAATAACGCTGCTGTAATAGGTTGTTAGATGTGTGCTTAATACAATTGCTTGTTCTCTTTCCTGTTCGTTATACACACTAGGTTGCTCTATAGCTTTTACTATAACGTTCTGTATGTCCTTTACATTGGAATACATTAGGTTATTATATAGCACAGCTAGGATGCTTAAGGATAGTAGTGTTCGTTTCATAACGCTTCCTTATACATATTGTTTAATGTTAATAGTCCGTTAGCTAATACAACTGCTCTACTATCACGAGACACTTCTATTACGAGATTAGCAAACTCATAGTAGTTGGTGCTTCCTATAGCACAGTAGTTGTATTCTTTATCGGACAACACCTTAGCAAGCTTGATGAACATTGTACTTAGATCATTCGCTGTTACAGGTTTCATGCTACTTCCTTATAGGTAATGTTTGTTATCTCTTCCGTACTCTTAACCCATTCGGGATAAGAGATATGTATGTGCTTAGATTGTACAAGTCTTGCGTAGGTTTCTTTAAGGGTGAGCTTGCGGTTAAGCAACTCTCCGTTATAACCTATATAATATTCCAGCAAGTCTAATACAAGTCCGTCACTGTTACTTATCGTTATAGCTGGCCGGTCTGTAAAGGTCACTAGCACCTCTGTACGGGCAGCGTTCACCAACACCTTGTCGAGCATACTCCTCCATTGTCTATTTAATATACGCCTGCCCCACGTTAATGAGAGGTAGGTTATAAAGTCTATCAAGCCCGTTGTAGTGGGATGTGATATACTTACGTCAAGACCTACAGTTAGGATAGGTCCTGAAGTAAACACAACACACAGCGCATGTAGCCTAAGCCACACACGCCGCATATCCTATGGCCGTTACAAGTAGCACCAGTACATAAAACATATTACCTCCTGCTGCTAGGACGTATGCCTAGCAATGTATAATTACAAGCCGCCAGAAACTTAAGCCCTGTCATCATGCCCTCGCCTATGTCCCAATACTCATACACACATATCTTACCATACTCATTCCTGTAAGTCACTACCCAACCCATAACACCTCCATGCTTTACGTTAGTCTCATCAGCTAGGGCCAACCCTAGGACAAAGCGGCAGGGGGATGCCGCTCTGTTTCGACTTAAGCCGCTATCGTTTTGATAAGGGATTGCTTCTGCTCATCACTCAAGGCTGGGTTGTTAGCAATGGCTAGGAGTAATGCTTGCTTAGCCTTGTCCAGTTTCTTAGCTGCCTTGTTCTCCCCTGATCGTCGGATGACGTGGGAATTGCGGTTGACGTAGGCTACGAGTTCAGCATCAGTAATGCCTAGGGCATGAAACTGATCCTGGAACAACATCAGTGTGTGGTAAGACCCAGGGAATGTAATCTTCATGATACCACTCTTCTCGCTTACAGCACAGACGTAGCCATTGTCTAGGGTTTGTGCATTGATCCAGTTTACTTTCTCAGCTTGCTTAAACATACTCTCTCCCTGCCCAGTGTGTCGGGCTGTTGGTTGCCGACCGGAATAATTCCGACCGATGCAAAGTAGCACTGCAAGCAAGGTGCCAACCGAGTTTCTCGAATGATTTCGCGGTAGTGTTTCAGGATGAGGCGCCGAACTTTTATACGACTCAAGTGAATTCAACCACTTGCAACTTGACACCTTTACAGTAGCGGAATGAGACGCCACCTGCAAGCACCGTGCCAACCAAGCGCCGCAAATATAAAGTGCGATGCGCCGCACCGACAATGATAGGACCATGTAGGATGGGACAAGATAAGATACGGAAAGGAAAGATGTATCAGGCTGAGGCGGCTACGACAAGCTAGGGTAAGGCTAGCTGGGGAAGAGCGTGGTAGGGCAAGCTAGGGCAGGGTAGGGGGGTGGGGGGAGTTTTTACGTTGGCGTACGTATATAGTGCAATACAGAGAATTTTTAGAATCTGGGCCTAATAACCCATGCTCGTTGGCATCTAAGAATATACAACCTACACCGGGGGCTGCAGGAGACATATCCCAGTTCTAATACATTACATCCTAGCAACACATGTTGCCTAAAACGTATTATTTTTTTCCTGAGCTTCAGCACAAGCTCCTACCCCTACATCCATGGTCCCGTACACCGGGTGACGTTAGGTCGGGGGCTGTATTCACCGTTACACAACCACACAGTCCTAAAAGCAATAGGATGGTTATTGCGCGGGACATGATTGCTTCATTCTGCATTCAGGTTTGCGGGTAATGGATTTGCCGGCACAGCCAACTAACATACATAGGGCTATTAGGGCATAAAAGGCTCTAGGATGGGTTTTCATCATGTTCTCCTTGTTCTGGGTGGGTAAAGGTGGTGTCGTCAATCCTAGGCCTATTAGCGCGGATTATACGTAATATACGTAAACGGAACGCTGGGGAGCATTTCGTAAACGACAACACCCCCATGGTTGGGACGAGCGTTTGATGTAGCCGTAATAACTTTTTACGTAATGTCATCATCGGAGCATCTTAGCGTGGATGAGATAAGCAACTATAACACTAGCCAACGTCACCGGGATGAAGCCAAGTATAATCCCAGCATATAGGAATGGTACGCCAGAGCATAAGATGCCTATTAGGAAAATTATAATAAAATTACGCATTTTCGTCCTTTTCCAGCACTTCCTTGCCCACCTCGTAGGCTGACTGGATCATTGCGCAGGTTATCACACTGACACTAGTGCCGATAAAGATAATCTGCACTACGTCAGGAGCGTTGATTATTCCAATCACCAAAGCTGCGAATATAGTCATGGTTACCGCAAGCAGTGAAATCCCTACCAGGGTGTAGAACAGTTTTTTTATCATGCGTGCCCCCACGACACGTCTAGGACATAATACATGTCATGTGATACAACACTCGGGGGAACATCTCTGAGGGGATCAGACGATACTACCGTAACATAGCCGGTAGAGGAGACGTTTGCCCCGAGATTTATGTTAGCTCTAGTTATTTTATAACCCGCAAGATGCAAATTATATTCCGTTTCTATACTTCTTTCGCCTAGATAGGGCAACACCACTCTGGTGCGTCCGGCCTTAGCCGCGTCCCTAATATCTTCCATTGCTTTAATTTCCGCATTATATAAATATGCTTTGCCCGCGTCAACACTGGCTTGTTTCGCTTCTTTAGCTGTCATGCGTTCTCCTTTATGGTAAGAAATATTCCATTTTAAGTAGCATTTCGTTCATATCATCTATTTCGACAATGTATGCCGTGTTGTCACATTCTTCTTTTGTCCAACCATCTGACATATTTAGGTAGAGTTCGACGCTTGGTACAAACTCTACATCTCGATATTTTTCTGGGAGTGTTGCAACGTTAAGGTGCGCGAAGGCTTTTGGGGTCATAAGCATTACTACTTTCGCCATGTTTCACCACAGGGGGGGGGGTTGGTGTTATGCGTTTTGGCCATTTTGCTGTTTTTCCTTCCAGGTAGGGAAATCAATTGCTAATGATTTATTATATTTAGCAATCTCCTTACTATCTTTGCGGGATAGCGCCTCTCGGCGTTGTTCCATAAGCTGCTTTCGCCACTTGTGGAAAGACATCTTTTCTTTCGTATCGCTCACGGGTTCTCCTTATCTTTTACGATATACAGTGTAACACGTGGGATTGGTTTTGTCAAGGACTTTTTTTCTATATCTTGTAAAATAAAGTGGTCAATAGCTACCACCAGCATGGCGGCCAAACACCAAGTGTTGACAAACACCACCACGAAATAGACGGCAAACACCCCAAGAGTTATTAGGAACAGTTCCATTATTTAATAACTTCTTTCGCTACTTCAATGTACAAATCCCCTAGTGGCGGAATACCGTTATTATTAACGTTCGTATAATAACGTGCTATCTGAGCCTGATAGTCGGACTTTCGATATAAATACCGGTTGACGTAAGTAAAGGGGGTAGGGAGGTTATTAAGGTCGTACATTAATCTGACAGCAATAAGGCTATCGGCTCCCCAAAGAAACCCTTTACGGAAATAATTATCTAGGCACAACACAGCATCCAACACCACCAACACCGGATAGAGTGGATATAGCCTAAATCCGCGGATTATTGTGGTGAGCTCGCCTGGAGCCATGATGTCCGGCATCACCCGCTTACTTGTAGGACCTGTGTCGTAGGTGTTTTGATGAAACCCTAAACGTAGGAAGAAGCGCTTTGTTAAGTTAAAGAGGCTGCGTTTATCTTTGAGGGCTGCAGCACCCAGTAATAACATCGCATGTTGATCCCGAGAAAAACATCCACTAAAGCTATACCACTTAGAAGTGTCTGGATGGCGTCGAAACACTCCACTAGATACGGTGAGTTTGTCCAAGTCGGCTCTAAAGCCGCCAAGTATTAGCCTACCTTGGTCGTCGTTATGAGCGTCAATAATGCCAAGTAACGCATATAATATCCCCGTGCGATTGGCCGAATCTCCCCCGTCTTTGTCGTTCTGGGTGATGATGCCGAAAGTGTCCCGATAGGTGGATAGTTGTTTTAGGATGTCGCTGATGTTAGCCAATTTGTACCTCCAAAAAGTATTCTTCTATTTTTACGATCTCTAGGCTTCTTATGTCTTTGAATGTCACTTTATTAAAATCATTAGAATACACCCGGTAGTCTTTTCGGTTAAGGCTCGCGATAAAAGCCCGCGCCTCGTATTTAGCTGGAGTATTTTTAGTACCAGCCACCTCTACTAGCTGGCTACTATTGTCCGAGAACACTATCTGGACAATAGCTTTCCCCACGTTTCTAGATCCGTATTGCGGCTTCTTTCGGAATAGCCGCATCATTTAACGCTCTCATTTTTATCGGGCGGGCCACTCGGGGTGTTTCCAGCTAAAATTGCGGCCCGAGTTTCCTTTATAGTTTCTAGTACGATCATAATGTCGCCAATTAGATACGCTATTAACGCGGCAATCGCGGTCGCCAAATTAAAATCGTCAACCAACACTAAAAATCCGAACATCATCACCGGTAAGCGCAACAACCGTCCTAAAGTTTTCATTTACAATCCACCTTTTCATATTTTTCGTCCACGTATAATATTTTTTGGTCATCCGTCACACCTAATACAAGGCTACTTAACAAATAATAAACATTGCCCACCTCTTCTACGCGCTCCACAAAGGCCGCCGTATGCCGCGGGGTGTGTTCAGTTGCTTGATAAACATACGCCACGCAGTCGCCCACTTGATATTTAGGAGTGTGGAAGTTGTCCCGCAGGAGTGACGCCACACCCGTTACTAAAGCGATCGTGATAATGCTAATATATCCTATATGCATACCTCGTGTCATTTGGTAACCTCCCAGCTTCCTTGGTTCTCTTTCGTTATAACTACTTGCTGATCTTGGTCATAGGACACCCATTTACCCAAAAACACCACTCGATCGGGTGTAGATTCCAGGATTTGCTTTACTTGGACGACCGCGCCGTCATCTGGTGTGTACTTATATCGCAAAAACATTCCAGGTTTAATTTTCATCATGTACCTACAACCTCTCTGTTATCGTTTTTTTAGGAAAAATTCCTAAACTGCTTTCATAAAGCGTGATGATTACTCTATCACCTTTTGCGTCTCCTGTCAAGATAATTCTTGATTGTAAATTACTATCTATTGTTATTTCAATTTCAGGCGTATTGCCATTAGATTCAAAAAAATTTAATGCACGCTTCAGTTCGTCTGTTTTAATGTTCATATCTTTCTCCTATTAAGCAAGCAATCCCATCATCATAGCAACCTACACCTTGAGTAAATTTAAAGCCAGCAGCCTCGTAGAGGGCTCTGGCACGAGTGTTATTGGGGTGTACTTCCAACCAATAATCCCCGCCTACTTTTTCAAATAAATACTTAAATAAAGCCTTGACATGACCTTTCCCATGTTCACCTATACGTGTAGCGACACTCGGAATACTATATAGTCCCGGTCTTTCAGGATGTAGTAGTATAAATGCCACCATCTTATCGCCTTCATAAGCGGCAACCCCGCTAAAAATTTTTGAAGGTTTGTTGAAGGTAAAGGAAATCTGCGGAGTCGCGATGTCCATTACTTCATTATAATGCGCTTGGCTAATCATTTTTATTCGCATTATTTTTTACCTCGCTTCTCCCTAGCTTTCTTTTTGAACACTTCGATTTCTTGTTCTCTTTGCACTACCGCGGCATAGCTCGTGCTTTTAAATAGTTTCTTTTTTCCGTCACTACTATATAGTACGTATCCGCTCTTTTCTTTCTTGATCATTTATCCTCCAGATATATTCGCTTCCCCATCCACACATCTACTGGCAAATCATCAACAATTTTAATCGGCTTACACATAACGTCATTAACATACTCATGCAAGTCCAGCGCATCGACTATTTGTGCCGCCCAGTCATATCCCCCAGCACTCCAGACAATGACATAATAGCCGCGCTTGCAGTGGTCCTTGAGCAATTGAATATGTAATTTATGTTGCTTCAGATATTTCTCTTGACCGTCCTGCGGATCAACAACGAACAAATCACACTCTTCTTTTGTAGACGGAAACACTAACGTGTTATCCACATCAAAGCACACTACAAACTCTTTACTAGCGCTCACTTTATCTCCTTAATCCATCGATTATCCAGTTCTGGTCGATGTTTAAACATCCAAATAGCAAACAGCAAATTAGTAGCTGCATTAGCTAGATGGAGTGTTTTTGTTTCACTATCGTAATCTTCGCCACTATTAAATTGTCCAATATGCCGCAAAGCGGCGGACAACAAGCGGCGCATCTCTATTCCATTAGCCCAATTAGCGGTGCCATATTTTAACTGACCTGCCGCTAATACACGAGCTACCTCTTCTAGGCTCTCGTAGGGGATTAGGTCCATGGGAGCTTTCTCACCATCATACTTAATCCCCTGTGCTACATCACTCATGCTTGCTCCACAATAGCGTCTGATGCCCAGTCTCCCGAGAATCTAACTTCTACAAACTCACTATTCAATTCTAGGACGTCAGAGATTGTGCAATACACTTTGCCATACCGCAGCGTCTCTGGTCCGCCGAATGCTAGGTTGTAGCGTCTCACTGCTTCCTTAATTACTGGTGCAATTAGTGAGTTGAAGTAACTATCATCTGCTTCAGCTTTTACCGCATCTTCTGTCGTAAATGCTACGCGATAAATCACGCGATGTGGATGTACTTTCTTGAGTACAAACTCAGCTCTAGCTGGCGCCTCTAAAGACACCGCTTCCATCTTACCATTAACTACCACAGTAGCCCCGCCATCAGCGAGTGTAAGTGTCGGAGCTTCATAATATTCCGTGCCATCCTCTGATTTCTGAACGTCCATCCCAATTACTCGAGAATTAAGTTGTCCATCGTACGTAGCAAATAATTTTTTAATTTTATCACTTAGGGTATTCATTTTCTAGTGCCTCCATAATTGATCTCATTTTAGCGTATCGAATAGCGGCTATTATCTGTAAATCTACTGATAAGACAAAACCTAATACCGCTAACACTTTAAAACCATCGAATTTTAGTGCTAGCCCCGCAGCAATAATAATTAATGCTGCGAGGGATATATAAGCAAGTCTCCTCATAGTACAACAATCTCCACTTTAAGAAGCTTGTTGGCTTCGTCAGCTAACCGTTTACGAGTAAACTCTGATTCTGCTTCCAATTCTTCCATAAGATCTTCGTACAAACTACTATTGTCCATGTATAGCGAGAATTCTTTTCGATGCAAACTTTCCATTTCTTGCATGTCTGTTTCTGTATACTTAGTTTTTTTCTGGAGAGTCTCTAATTGCTTTAGTGTACCCTCGATACGAATCGCGTTCTCTTTTAGATTTTGAAGTAAATCTTGAGCCTTACTCATAAACATCTCCTTAAAGACTTAGGTTAATTTTAATTTCTGCGGGATCTAATACTCTTACGTTTTTATTTTGTTGTTCTGCCGCTTGCTTAGCAATTTCCTTAGCAGCTTGTGCGCGTACACTGCCACCATTTGGATGCTCAGCGTCGCCGGTATCGAGAGACACCAATCCATCAGCCAAATTCTCACGCAAAGCATCTTCAGGCAATACCCAATATTCAAACGCTAGACGACGTTTAAATTCATCATAAGGAATACCGCTGCGAACAGACACTTTAGCGTCCATACGATCAACTTGTGTCTTGAACATATTAATACGATTGAGCATTTGCTCAAGTTGCCCCTGGACTCCGGCCGTAGCTGGGTGGAACATTAATACGCCACTTTGTGCAATAAAACGCTTCTTACCAGACTGGTGCAGGTGAGCTGCCATGGATGCGCAAATAGATTGACATACCGTATTAATACCGTGCTCTTCAATAAAAGCCGCTAAACGGATACCATCAAACACACTGCCACCTGGACTATTAATTACCAGATAAACATTATTACTATGTTTGAGAGCTTTGCGTAATAGACCCATAGCTGCATTTACCGAAATCTCATCTACCTGATCGTCGAAATAAACAGCTGCAACAGTGTCTGTTTTAATAGACTTAACTGTAACTGTATTAGTAGTTTCAGCGCGTGGCGTAGCTACCGGGGACGGGGGGAGAGGGACAATGTAAGTCTTATCTTTCTCCGCTGTAAAGGTACTCGCTGTCACTGCTACCACGACACCGGCAGCTGCAAAAGCGGTCCATAGTGTGTATTTTAAATATTTGTTCATTATTGAACCTTTCTTTGTTAGGGTTAGAAAGAGAATACCATAAAACGGGAATAAAGTCAAGGAAAATATAACATATATTATTAGAAGAGTAAAACGGCAATAGGGACAGCGTTTTTTAACGCAAAACCAATAATAGCCCATACGCCCCCGAACTTTTCTATATTTTTGTGAACCCACCCTCATTAGGACGGTTCTAACATTAGGAGCAGTATGTCACGTCTTTCTTCCGCCCTAAAGGCTATTAATCCTTTTCTTCTTACCTTTCTTCTTCTAGGACTCAGGTATGTTCTCGTTGGCGCTCAAATAGGCGACGCACTGGCGTTTTTTGCTTTGTGTGGACTTTTTGCTATGGACAAATATGTCACTTGGAAAAAAGGTCCGGATGTCAATGAGCTTGTTAAAAAACAATTAGATGAAATTAAATCCCATGTTTCGGCTATGGCAATGAAGCAGGGGATGCGCCCAGAACAAGACGCCCCCAGATTCGATCCTACTCGAAGGATGTTTTAATGAGTGACATTATTGATATTGCCTCATTACGAAAAGAATTTCAGGAAAAAACCAAAGCTAAGGACATCAAGGCTTTCGCAGAGTCTCAACAAATTCTCATAGAGCAACTCCTAAAAGAAAAGGAAGTGTTGCAGGAGAAAACAAAGCAGTTAGAGAAATTATTAACTGATATGGCTTCCGGCACTCTAACATTGCCGATGACTAAAGAAGAAGCTATCTGTCGGGAACAATTAGAAATTATTAAAAAACGTAGTTCAGATCGAGCACTCAGTCTAGAAGATGTTAAGATATTTGACATCCTAGTAAAGAACTTAAAGCTAATCCAAGAAGGCTACAAAGAGAATAACAATAAGGATAGTTTTAGGGATGTAGAGGAGACTAGCCTTGTCGCAATTGCCTCCAGATCAGAATAATCTCACCAAAGCACAAGCAATCAAAGCCCTGTGGTATAAGGGTGTGTTGCATTGGAAATTAGACTCCAATCAAATTGAAATGCGAGATTTAATTCATAAATCAGATCAAAGTATTATTGTTATCGGAGCTTCTCGCCAGCTCGGTAAGTCTTTCGCTATGTCTGTCATAGCAGTTGAGACTTGTCTAAAAAATCCAAATACAGTAGTAAAATATATTGCACCAAAAGTAAAAGACGTGCGTAAAATCATTGCGCCATTAATTCGTGAGATATGTTCAGATGCTCCCACTGATCTGGTGCCGAAATATCGGTCGAATGATCACATCTTCCGTTTTAAGAATGGTAGTGAAATACAATTAGCAGGAACTGATAATGGGCATGCTGAGAGTATTCGGGGTACCAAGAGTCACTTGTGTATCGTAGATGAAGCTGGGTTCTGTGACGGTCTTAGGTATATTGTTAATAGTATTCTTCTTCCTACTACAACGACTACTCGCGGGAAGATTGTAATGATCAGTACGCCGCCAAAGTCGCTGGATCATGATTTTGTTGATTTCATGGGTAAAGCTCAAATCTCCAAGTCATTCCTCAAAAAAACCATTTACGATAACCCAAGACTACAACCCCAGGACATCGATCGTTTAGCAGATGCTGTTGGCGGTAAAGACAGCGCCGATTTCCGACGTGAGTATATGGTGCAGATGATCACCGACGCTAACGACGCTGTTATTCCGGAATTTACTAAAGAACTACAAAGCAAGATCGTGATGGAATGGACCCGTCCGCCATTTTTCGACACTTATGAAGGCATGGACATTGGATTTCGTGACCAGACAGGTGTTATATTTGGCTATTACGATTTTAGGGCAGATAAGTTAATAATCGAAGATGAGGTTGCTTTCGGCGGTCAGCAGATGCTTACTGACACGCTAGCAAAGGAAATCACCAGAAAAGAAACCGCATTGTGGGCTACGCCAGGCGGCGGATTGCGTCCAGTTTTTCTACGGATTTCGGACGATAATAACCCCATACTCCTAAACGACTTAGCATCAAAACATAAGCTTGTCTTTTTAAAAGCCGCTAAAGATGATGCAGATGCCGCACTTAATAACCTCAGACTTTTATTGAAAAACGAAAAGATTATAATCAATCCGCGGTGTGTTGGTCTTATTCACGAACTAGAAAACACAATATGGAATAAGGCCCGATCTTCCTATACGCGCGTTGGCGGCAGTCACGGTGACTTATTGGACGCTCTAAAATACCTCTGTCGGCACATAAATAAGACAAAAAACCCCTACCCCGATGACTATGACGTTGACTTTGCAGGTCGAGATGTGCATACGGTAACTACCAATAAAGCCAATACATTAGAGCATCAATTGCAAGGCATATTTACCATTAAGCCTAGGCGACATTTCCGTAGATAAATAACATATATAGATGAGGTGCTATGAGTACTACAACTGACCACAACCAGTATTGGGCTGCCAAAGACGCAAATAAAGTCGTCGAGGTCGCACTTCATAAGGGCAATCTCTGGTACAATAACATGCACTACAATGGTTATTTGTACAAATTGCGTGATATGTGGATGTCTTACTACGGTGCCAATTTCGCATCTATGGCATCTACGCACAAAATTACATTTGCCGGAGAACAGGGCGAATTAGCTCAAATCAGCGTAAATCATATGCATAATCTGTGTAACCACATTCTTACTATGGTTACTTCAAATAGACCCGTGCTACAGGCTCGAGCTTCTAATAAAGATTATAAATCACTCGTCCAAACTAAGCTTGCCAACCAACTTCTAGATTATTACATGCGTGAGAAGCGCTTAGAGAAGTATCTACGAGACGCCACTGAAATGGGAATCGTACTGGCTTCTGGCTACATTAAAATGGCTTGGAATGCGACTTCTGGCGAAATCTATGATTACACGGAAGATGGCGCACCTGTATATGAAGGTGATGTTGAGTTTACAAATTTGTCACCTTTCGATGTTATTTTCGACGGAAGTAAAGAAACAGATAAAGATCACGAATGGACTATTGTCCGTACTTTTAGAAATCGGTTTGATTTATCTGCTAAATACCCAGAGTTAGCTGAAAAAATTAAGGGAATACCATCTAAGTCAGAACTTTATAACTTCAAATTTGAAGCTAGTCTTTCTGACGAAACAGATGATATTGCCGTATACGAATTGTATCATAAAAAATCAGAATCGATGCCACAGGGTCGATATATGTTTTTCTGTGAAAAAGACATCGTATTTGAAGACACAGCGATGCCATATCGCTCTATTCCTGTATTTCGTATTTCTCCGGCTACTATCATGGGTACGCCATATGGCTACACTTCTATGTTTGATATTTTACCGATCCAGGATGCTATTGATAGTTTATACAGTACCATTTTGACAAATCAATACGCCTTCGGTGTACAGAATATTTACGTTCCTCGCGGTGCTGATATTAGTATGAAGTCGCTTGAGGGTGGACTGAACATTATTGAAGGTAATGCTAATGCTGGCAAGCCTGAAGCAATGAATCTCACTGCTACTCCGCCAGAGATCTTTAACTTCCTAAAAATGCTAGAACAGGCTCAAGAAACTATTTCTGGCGTCAACTCGGTTGCTCGTGGTAATCCAGAAGCATCTCTTAAATCTGGTACTGCTTTAGCTCTCGTGCAGTCCATGGCTCTGCAATACATCTCAGGACTGCAGCAACAATACATCCGTCTAGTAGAAGACGTCGGTACGGCCTTGATTATGATGTTGAAAGATTTCGCTAGTGTTCCCCGAGTAGCGATGATTGCCGGTAATGACAACAAGTCATATGTCTCACGCGAGTTTAGTGGAGATGACCTATCCCAGGTTAATCGCATTATCGTAGATGTTGGCAATCCATTATCTCAAACTACTGCCGGTAAAGTGCAGATGGCCGAGAATCTTATTCAATACGGTGTTATTACATCACCAAAAGAATACTTAATGGTGTTGCAGACCGGTCGTTTAGATTTGATGACAGGCGACGAGGAGCGAGAATACCTTCTTATTAACGCTGAGAACGAAGCTTTGGCTGAAGGTAGACCAGTAATCGCAATGGACATCGATCAACATACAGAGCATATTAAGCAGCATAGAGCCGTATTGGCAGATCCTACATTACGACAAGATCCTAAGTTTAGAGAAGACGTATTGCAGCATATCGGTCAACACATCAACTTACTCCGTACAGTTGACCCTAGCCTACTTGCTATTTTAGGAGAGCATCCGTTGCCTCCAATTGGCGGCACTCCGCCTAATCCACAAGCTCCCAACCAAGCTATAAATACAAGTGGCGGAGCACCTGGAAATTCAGCGCCTATGCAAGGACCTCCGCAGCCTCCACAAGGGCCGGGTTTGCCACAGATGCCTCGACCTCCAGGACAATTTGCTAGTTTGCCGATTAGTATGCCTCCAACAGGATTCCCTGCGATGCAGGGGAAAGGGTAATAATGGGAGATAACAAGTTTGATAAAATCCACAAATGGTTACAGGGTACTGGGATGGTGAATAAGCTCTCCCCTTCGTACGAGCATAGTATTGACAAATCTCCGGATGCCACGCTTCTTAAACCAGCGCCTATCAAGCAAGTTAAGAAATTGGTGAAATTGTAGTGGCTACTAATATCATGGACACTGGTAATATTATTCGCGCTGTATACGACCCTACAAGCGAGGCGTTACAAGTGAATGTGGTGGGTTCTGGTAGCCCGACTATGCCTAGTGTTGTGCGATTGACGGATGGTTCTAATTACTTTACTTCCACTATAGTTGGGCCTAAAGTATTGTTAGATGTAGCTATCCAGAACATGCCTGAGATTTTAATAACCGACGTGGACGACAGCATCCGCATAGGAAATGGTGCGGGTGTTTATATGGCTGTTAATGCTGATGGAAGTACTAATAGTGTGAATATAAATAGTCTAGTGCCATCCGCATATGATAGTATTTACCCAACCTACCCTAGTGGTAGTGTTGAAGTGTATACTTATAAAAAAAGTGGCACTACAGTGGCCACTATAACAGTTAGTTATTCGGACACCACTAAGTCTGTGCTCACTAGTGTGGTGAAAACATAATGCCATTAAAATTTAATCCTTTTACGGGAAATTTAGATTTTGTTGGATTACAGGGACCTAGTTCAGCTACGGATAAGGGTATTGCTAGATACAACGGTACAAATGGGCAAGTTGTTCAAGATAGTCCTTATGCCATAGTACAAGATGGCGGTGCAGTTCAGGCTCAGGAGTTCGTGTTTCAAAATGTTATCGCTAATGCTGTAGTAGTACCTGCTAACAGTGTAATGTTCGGGCGAGACATGGTTGTGGATACCGGTGACGTTATATTAAATAATAATGCAGAATTACTTCTGCTCTAAGGAATAGACATGGCAAAAATTACATTTACGCAATTAAATGCCACTCCAGCGCCCCCGTCTACGGGACAGGTGTCTATTTATGTGGAGGGCGATGTATTATATTTAATCGATTCTGCAGGAGTTGTCACTCCTCTAGGCGTGGCTAGTGGTATCACTGGACTCACCGGAGACGTGTCTGCTACTGGACCTGGAACTTCGGCCGCAACAGTAAATTTAGTTGGCGGACAAACTGCGGCTAATATTGCGGCTGCGGTTATTAAAGTGTTGGCTGCTGCGTCTACAAATACTGCTAGTACTCTCGTACTACGCGATGCCGGAGGTAACTTCAGTGCTAGTCTCATTACTGGAAATTTATCGGGAAATGCTACTACCGCCACCAGTTTTACTGGTAGTTTATCCGGCGATGTTTCGGGTACGCAATCTTCCACAAGTATCAATTCTAATGTAGTAACAAATGCGAAATTGGCTCAAATGGGAGCAGCTACTTTAAAAGGTAATAACACCGGTAGCTCAGCTAATGCACAAGATTTGTCTACGGCTCAAGTGACGGCCATGCTCACTCCTTTCGTAGGGGATGCTGGATCTGGCGGTACGCAAGGTTTAGTGCCAGCGCCCACAGCTGGTCAAACTGAATCTGGGGCATTTCTCTCCGCTTCCGGTGCTTTTACTATTCCGGATGTATCCAAACCTAGATTTAATGATTTTTCTCTAGTAAATCAAACTGCAGGTCCAGTGGGATCTTCTAAATTTGAAGATGTTACGATCTACCAGATGAATGGTGACACTTATGCGGCTGTGGCTACTGGAAGCACCCCGAACACCCTAACTATTTACAACATCACCAATCAAGCATCGCCGCAATTACGCGGTTCAATAGGTTTAGCGGGTTCATATAAAGTCGCTATTGGTGTAATTTCTGGTGTTACGTATGCCTTCGTCCCTAGTAGTGGCGGTAGCAGATTATATGTAATTAATGTTTCAAACCCAAATAGTTTATCTATCACGGGTAACATTCTAATTTCAGGATCTCCTGGATCATTATACACGTGCGTATTTTCTGGTGGGTATGTTTATATTTCCACTCAAAATCAAGGACTGACGATAGTAGATGTGGGAGGAGGTACCGGTACGCCTGCTGTCCCCGTCCAGATCTATCAAGAAGGCGGCGGAGTTAAATCTCTCGGCTCAGCTATTTCAGGAACAACATTATACACTACTAATTATCAAACAGCTGCTCCATGGACAGTTCGTTATCTCAAAACCTGGAACGTAACAGTTCCGGCTTCCCCAGTCCTCCAAAACACATATACACTACCAGCAAACACTAAACCTGGAAATTTATCTCTGGATGGTAACCTAGCTCTTATTACCGACATAAATCAGAACATAATTCATGTAGTGGATGTAACAACTCCCACGGCGCCTGTTTGGAAATCGTCCCTCACTCCTTCCGGAACATTCAATAGTGGGTTTACTTCCCAAGCCGGATACAAAGTCAATAATTTCGTTTATGTACCTAGCGGTAGCCACGCTACTTATGGTGGTATCATAGATTTATTCGATCTTTCTACCGTCACGGCACCCGTTAAAGTATCCTCCTCTTATACCAATGTTCCGACGTCGGTATTTGGCGGAATTTCGGTATATAATGGATATATTTTTGCTGCAGACTATGGCGTTGCTCCGGGCACGTCCTCTACGTTGGATATTTTTACTACCGGTCACGAAAATGCTGTTTTTGGTGCGGGCACTGGCAGTAGCTTAGCGCTATCCAGCTTAACTACTAGCACAGCACTAGTGTCTGACGCCAATAAGGGGGTAGTATCGTCCCCTACTACTGCGACAGAAATTGGATATGTACATGGGGTAACCGCCCCGGTGCAAACACAAATTAATACTATTAATAACGTTACTTCAATAGCTTATGCTTACATATTTGGTTAAGGAGAAAGAATGAAACAGTCAATAACAACGGCTTATGTATTTACGCCAGCAGCTCGGACGGTGGATTTATCCAGCATTTCTGGATTTTCTCTGAACAAACTTTACGCCATTATCAATGTCACTGCAAATCAAATAATCTATGCTACAGGCACTAGTTATGGTTTGAATAGTATCGTAGGTGCAGTATTAACTTTACAATACAACACTACGGCAATGAATAGTACAGATACGCTGACTATCCTCTACGATGTGGATAGTTCTCAAGTTTCCGTATCATCATCTACTCTTCCTACCAACGCGGCACAGGAATCTGGCGGACATTTAGCTAGTATCGACACCAAGCTCAATGATGATGGTAGTGGCAATTTAAAAGTAACTCTTTCTGGCGGTACTATTTCAGTAGGAACTGCTTCTGACGGCACAATTGGGTCTGCTATTCCTAGCCAAGCTAATCTTGGTGGAGCAAAAGATGCTTCTGGCAACATGCAGCCACTGCGTGTTAATGCTTCTGGAGAATTATTGGTTGCAGCCGACATTACTGTGGATTCCATTACTGCTAATGAAAATTTATCCCAGGTAGCTGGAAATACAGTTAATACGGGTATTGGAGCTTCGGGTTCTGGTACGCAGCGTGTGGCCGTATCTTCTGACTCTAGTTTAAGTGTTAGCTCTTCTGCTCTTCCTTTGGGAGCTAGCACTAGTGCTCTCCAAACTACGGGGAACACAAGCCTCTCCACAATTGCTACTCAGACAAGTAATTTGCCTGCAGCATTGGGCCAAACTACAATGTCAGCTTCGTTGCCCGTGGCTATTGCTTCTGATCAATCTTCAATACCCGTAACAGTAGCCGCTGTCCCAGACATAACTAGTACCGGTTCACTTGCTGCTCTAAATGCCGCAGTGACAATTAACACTAACGGCCTTACTACTGTTGGCATTGACATCTCAGGAACTTGGACTGGTGTTATTACTCCTGAAGGTCAGATTAATGGCGTTTGGTATCCGTTGCAGTTTGTTGATACTGGCGGAGGTTTGTTAGGCCTCACGTTCTCGGCCAATAACATGGCTCAGATCAATAGCGCTGGTTTGGTACAAGTACGTGCTAGAATGACTACCTTTAGCTCAGGTAGTGCGACTGTTAAACTTAACGGCTCAATAGCAGGCGGCTTAGTGTCGTTGTCAGAATCCCTACCGCAGGGTGGCAACACTATTGGTAACGTAAATGTGAATGGTACGGTGCCGGTATCAGCGGCTTCTTTACCTCTTCCTTCCGGTGCCGCCACTTCAGCTAATCAAGCGACAGAAATTGCTAGTCTTTCTAGTATAGACACTAAGACTCCCGCTCTAGGTCAGGCATTAGCTGCGGCTTCTACTCCGGTAGTGTTGACTGCGGCTCAGATGACTACGCTAACGCCACTTTCAAGCGTTACAGTCACTCAAGCCACGGGTACGAATCTCCATACAGTAGTTGATTCAAGTGCCCTACCCACTGGAGCCGCAACTAGTGCCAATCAAACAAACGCTAGCCAGAAGACTCAAGTAGTCGATGGATCTGGTAATGTGATAACTTCTACAACACGAGCTGGCAAACAAGGGCTTGATGTAACTCTAGGTTCTTCCGCAGTTCCGGGTTCAGCCGCGCCAAATTGGACAGATATTTTTGGTGGTGTGGATGGTTCCGGTAATGCACAACAATTACAAGTAGATGCTTCTAAAAATTTAAAAGTAAGTATACAAAACGCATCTGTGGCAGTTACGGCAACTCAATTGCCAGCGGCACTTGGCTCGCAAGCTTCTTCTACGGCAATGGCAACCGTTTTACCAAATGATCAAACAGGTATCCCAGTAACCACTTCTCCTAGCATTGTAGTAGCTACTCCTACTACAAATAGTATGGCAGCACTAAGTGCGACAGTGGTGTATCAAGTCCAAGCTTCTGGTTCTTACTATTTTACACTGACTAATTCTGCGGCAGCTACTACAGCGTGGGTTGGTACCGTTACTTTCCAATATTCTACTAATGGAGGTAGTACTTATAATTCATTAGCTGTAAGTCCTATAGCATCTCCCGCCAACTCCGCTAACACTTCCACAGCTACGGCTAACGGATTGTTCTTAGCAGAAATCCCGGCAGGTGTGGGATCGCAAATTGTTTACATCAGAGCTAATATGACCGCGTATACTTCTGGTACAGCGCAGTTCTTTGTCTCTCCCCAGCAGCAAAATCAAAAGATCATCATGCCGTGGGCTTATTCTGTTACTTCGGGTCAAACTATCCTAGGTCCAGTTGAGGCTTCTGGTATATCAGAACTTGCAGTTCAAATATCTGCTGTAACAACTACCGTGTTGACAATGCAGGGAACAAATGATCCTAGTTTAACTACATGGGCAACTATTCCAGTTATTCAAACAGGTGCGTTAGCGGCCTCTGTTGCTACGTTATCTGCAGCAGCTACTTATCGCGGTATGCCTAACGGCTACAAGTGGATTCGTTTACAAGTAACCACTACTGGAACAGTACTTACTATCCAGGGTATTGTGGCTACGCTCGGACAACAATTAGTTATTACCTCTATCGGTAATGACATTGGCGTAACAGTCAATGCCGGTACTTTACCGACAGTAACAACAGTAGGTACTGTATCTAATATTACCACGGGTACAATTGCAACTGTAACGAACAGTCAATCTGCCAAACCGGTAAGTATCACTGACGTAGCTTCTGCTGCAATCACTACTACGACTACTACTGCAACCCTAACGCCGACTTATGGTAATGCTTATCAAGTAAACATACCTGTTACTGCTGCTACGGGCACAACTCCAACTATGGATGTGCAAATTCAAGAGTCGCGAGATGGTGGTACCAACTGGGTGCCGGTGTACGACTTCCCTAGGATTACCGCTACGGGCTCATACAATAGCCCCATGCTTCCGTTTACGGGCACTTCAGTACGCTACGTACAAACTATCTCAGGAACAACTCCGTCATTTACTAGGGCCATTAACAGGCTTCAGAGCAGCGCCGTTCCTAAATTTTTACGGCAGATGATTGATCGTACAATCACTCTCACAACATTATCTAGCACTACGGCGGTATTGGCGCTAGAACAACAAACATCAAATGTGCAATTAGTGATAAATATAGGAGCAGTGACTACAACTGCGCCGGCAATACAGTTGCAGATGTCGGATGACGCTGGTGTTTCTTGGTATAGCATAGGCTCTCCATTGACAGGTGTCGCTAGCTCTACAGTTTCAGTTACTATTACAAATATGGCAGGTCAACAAATTCGAGGTATTGTAACTACGGCTGGTGTCGGCGTTACTGCTGGATATGTTCTAATAAGGGGATTTTAATGTTTAAACTATACATACTAGTAAATCAAGTAGGGGCCTTAGACGGGGAAAAAACTCTACAAGGCTCCTATGCATCGCTAGCGGCGGCGCAAGCTGCGGCGGGCGTTACGCATTATAGCGTCGAGCAAGTACAGCTCGATGGTAGTGTTAGTGTTGTGTATGTTGTATAATGCTCGAAATAACATATATTTATAGAGGTGAACTGTGTCCGATCCAAGAGTACAGCGACAAAAAAATAGTTGGGCCGACATGCAAAAGGCCGCTAATATGGAATTACCGGACATAGCTACGTTATCTAGTAAGCCATCAGCACCATCAAGCTACACACACTCAGCTGCGATGGATAAGGCGGAAAGAGGCGCATACGCCAGTGAGCTACTAAATAGCCAAGAAGCCAAGAATGCTCGTAAACGTCATGCAGATATTCTAGATCAAATGGACTTTGCGGACGAAGATCATAAGACGGCATTGCAACGCCAGCTCGATACTGTAGAACAAAATGCACCTAGAGGCACATTTCCTATTCCAGGTATGCAAGCGCCTCCAGTAAGAAAACCTGCTCCAGCACCACAGCCCGACAACGGTCCAGGATTTCAAAATCAGGGCGGTCTCAGTTTAGCAGAGATGCAGAATATAGACAAGGCGTCTAAATCTATAGGTGCTCACAGCGGTTTTCCAGACATTCCCCACGCTCAGGGAGAAGATTCTTATTCGCAACCCAGTCCAGACGATGATGATGACAAGTTCCAAAAAACAAAATCTCTAGTCGGTGCGGGCGGTCAGTAATGGCTAAGATTATATTTAGGCATCCGAATGATCCGCCTAAAAAAGTTCATGCCAAGAAAATGTTACGTGCAAAAAAGAATGAAAAAATACTATTGGTCGCTTGTTTTTTAATAATTATCGCAGAGGCAATGTGGATTTACAAGCTGAATTAGAACGATTAGCCTTAGAAAAAAAGGCTGGAGAAGCTAGCGACGCGGAACATGAAGCCGCGGACGTACATAATTATATGATGAAGGACGCTAAGGAACACGCAATGGATATGATGAATTCCGATAGCCAAGGTTCCGTGGATCGTTTCAAACGTATTATGAAAGTTATGCCGGGTAAGTAATGTCTGACGCATTCCGTAACTATCAGAAAATTAGAGATCGCGAACTCAAAGGTTTTGAGGGCAATGAGTCTAATTTTGGCCAAAATACCAATCATGCAGTAGCGACTCGCGGTCCGAATGCGGGTCAACGTGCGGTAGGACGTTATGCGTTCATGCCTGGCACATTGGCGGAGATTGAGAAGAAAACGAACGACCCTAGACTAGAAGATCTCAAAGGCATGTCTAAGGACGAGTTGGCCTTGGCCCTTAAAAAAGATCCGGCAATAGAACGCGCATTTGCTGAAAACTATTATGACGAAGTGTATGCTAAACACCCCAACGATCCAGATGCACGGGCCGCTAGTTGGTTGATGGGACCTAATAGGTCTGATGCAGCTACACACGCACTAATAGAGCGTCTTCCTAGATTACAAAAATATGTGGATGATTTTCATAAGCACGAAGATACGGACCGAATGCCAGCAGCTGTTCCTGGAGCGTTGCGTTTTCGCAAGATAGATGACATTGTAAATCCAAAAGAGACAGCACCTAAAACACCTAAACTAGGACAATCTGATCGAACTCTGGAGCAGGAGTTTGATTCCAAGTCACCACAAGATACGGATTTAGATCTTGCCACAGATGTGCCGCAGGATAATGTTCAGGATGAACTGGCTAGTTACGAAAATGAAGTGTATGCTAATAGAGATCAGGATCTAGGGCTCGAAGCTGAGCCTAGACAAGGGGCATTATTGCCTACCGATTTTGGTTCATTTGCTGACGAAGATGAAGAGGAAGACGAGGATAAGCGTGTCTAAGCCCCCCAGTGTACCAAAAGCTAATTTTAACAATAAAAAAGATAACTATTTCAATAAAATCAATGAGCTTATTGACGGCGGAAAGTACACGACTTCGATGGATAAACACATTGATCGCGCACACGCTGCCGCTGCAAAAGAGAAGAAGGTAAAAGATGAGCGACTTTAGTAGTTTGTTTGGAGCTGCGCTTGGCTCAAAAAACGACGATAGCGATGCGGATGACGCTAAGAAGACAGCTGCGACCAACGCTGCTAGAACAGATTTAAATCGCTATATTACACAAGACGACCCAAACGCTGGACTAGCTGATGCGATGTCGGCTACTCGCGCAATGAATGCTACCACGCAACAACAGCAGCCATTTCCTAAAATCAATGACATGACTGGCATTGCTCCTGTCACTGCCGCGGATGAAGATGGAGATGATGTTACTAGTGGTATTGCGTCCAATCAACAATCTAGAAATAGTAGAATGATTAGATAACATATTATAATGAGGGACTTATGAGTAAACCAAGAAAACCAAGTAAAGACGGCGACAATTCGATGGTAGATTATCTGCGCAAGCATGGCGGAGACCTATATCCAACCGATAAATCAATCCCCAATATAGACCGTCAATTAGACGAAGTAGAACGTAATAATGATCAAGCTCGACACTCCATCTCACCTACTCAGGACCCTCTCGATCAACTTGCGGAGATCAGGCACGTTAATAGCATACAGGAAGGTGTTGACAGTGCTCGCCAAGACCTAACACCGGAGATTCGTGACAAAATGCAAGATAGTCAAAAGGACGACACCGAAACATCGGACGATGGCACTTTTCAAAAAATATATAAATACCTATGGAAATCCTAGAACACTTTTACGTCTGCCACTGTCCGCATAGCATGGTGCTATCCCGTCAGCCAGACCACACAAGGAGAAACACATGTCCCAACCAGTATCGGCACCAGCCGTACCTTCAGTAGCGCCCGCTACACCAGCTGCCCCGGCTCAATCCGCGGCACCAGGCCAACCCGCCACGCCAGAGCAGGCTCAGATAGTAGAAGCCGCTAAAAAAGAAGTGGCAAAACAAGAGTCCATGCGTAAGAAGTATGACCTTAAAGTAAACGGTAAAAGTCACGCACTTGAGCTTGATCTTTCTGATGATAAGGCTGTCACTAGCTATTTACAAAAAGCAATGGCTAGCGATGAGAAATTTCAGGAAGCCGCAACACTTCGTAAGGACGTACAACAACTAGTACGTACATTGAAAGAAAATCCACTCGCTATTCTTACTCACCCGAATGTTGGTGTTGACGTTAAGAAGCTTGCTGAGATGGTTATTAACCAAGAACTAGAGGACATGCAGAAGTCCCCTGAACAAAAGAAATATGAGGCAATGGAACGTGAGCTTCAGAATGAACGTCAATTGCGCCAACAACAAGAAGAAGCTGCTCGCCAAGCTGAAATTGGTCGCCGCCAAGAAGAACAATTCCGGCAAATTGACGACGACATCTCCGATGCATTATCAGCTACTGACTTGCCGAAGAGCCCGTACGTTGTCAAGCGTATTAGCGACACTATGATCGCTGCTATGGACATGGGGTATCGCGATGTTACTATTAAGGACATCATGCCTATCGTCGAAAAGCAACTTATGGAAGAAATGGGCAAGTGGTTTGATAGTTCTAGCGAAGATGCTTTAGAGAAGCTCATCGGTAAGAACAACTGGGACCGTGTTCGTAAGAAGCGTGTTGCAGCTCAACGCACAGCTCCTAAAACAGCCCAGAGCGTAAAGCAAACGGCCGAAGGTGCTAAACCAGCCCCCAAAGAAGAAAAAGGCGCTAAGAAGGAACGTTTTGAGGACTTGTTCGGTAAATTTTAAGTATTTTTATCGTGTCAAGTGAAAAATAACATATAATAATGAAGGGTTGTCTCACGGCAATCCTGTTGTTTAGTGTCTGAATAGTAGGCTTGACGGTATCCGAAAGGGCTGTCGATACCAAATAGGAAGAAGCTAACGCGAACGGGTTACAAAAACAATAAACGAGTATGATAGGCAATGGTGCTTATTGACTCAAACACTTACTATAGGAGACATTTAATATGTCATACGCTACACAAGCTAATAATATGGCGACTCTGAACGGTTTGTTCAAAGAGCGCTATGCAGATAAAATCGAACGTCTGATTCCAGACGGAGCGAAATTGATGAAGGAAATCCCTTTCATTAATCGCGATAAGCAACCAGGTAACTTCTATCACCAACCAGTTGTGTTGGGACTAGAGCATGGTGTTACTTTTGCCGCTGATGCTGACGGTGCTTTTGCACTTAATAACGCAGTGCCAGGACAAATCAAAGACGCAACTGTACGTGGCTATCAGCTCGTATTGCGATCTATCTTGTCTTACTCTGCAGCAGCTCGCGCAATGGGTCCAGGCGAACGTGCGTTTGAAGACGCTACTAAGTTCCTCGTTGGAAACATGCTTGCTTCAGTTACTAAGAAACTTGAAATCGAACTTTTGTACGGTCAACTTGAATACGGTATTGTTGCTTCTATCTTGGGCAACGTAGTGTCAATTGCTGACACTGACTGGGCTCCAGGTATCTGGGCAGGTGCTGAGCAAATGCCTGTAGACATCTACAACGCAGCTGGTACTACTCTTCGTGGTAGCACTTCAGTAACTGCAGTATCGCTTGAGAACAAAAGCATCACTCTTTTGTCTGCTCCTGCTGGTACAGTTGCTACTGACCGTATCTTGCACGCTGGTGCAATGGCTAAAGAATTTGCTGGTGTTCACGCTATCCTAGCTAACAACACAGCACTTTTCGGTATTGACGCTTCTGTCTACAATTTGTGGAAAGGTAGCTTGTTTGATGCTTCTGTTGCTTCAGTTGCTCAGTTGATGTCATTCGCTATCGTTGAGAACGCTATCGAAAAAGGTATCGAAAAAGGTTTGGACCGTGACGTTACCGTTATGGTGAATCCTGCTCATTGGAACGCTCTTTTGACTGAACAAGCTGCTAAGCGTTTGTACGATTCTTCGTACAGCGATGCTGAGCTTGAGAACGGTGCTAAAGTGTTGAAGTTCCATGGTCAAAATGGAATCATCAACCTCGTTCCTTCTATCTACGTAAAAGGCGGATACGCTTATGTTATGTGTATGGAAGACTGGGTACGTGTTGGATCTACAGACGTTACCTTCAAGCGTCCTGGTCAAGCGGGCGATAACTTCTTCCGTGACCTTGAGAACGCAGCAGGTTACGAATTACGATGCTATACTGACCAGGCGCTTTTCTGTGCAAAACCAGGTCGTTCAGTACTCATCAAAGGTCTTAAAACAGTGTAATTATTTACGTTTTTAGGACATTAAAACTTTACGTTTTTCAAAGCCCCGGCCAATGTGCTGGGGCTTTTTTATTCTCCAACTCCCTATTTTTAGCTTGACTTTTTCCAAGACTTAGAATATACTGTATATATGAAAAAGCAAGGAAAGTATCAAAATTTAGATTATATAGATAGCATCCTTCCAGATGATATAGTGATAAAACGTCCTATAGATCCTTCTATTAAGATACATAAAGAAATGCCTCTAATATTTATAGATCCTGACTTCGGCGAATTTACTACCTCTATAAGAGGTTTAACGGACGCCGGTAAGTCCACACATCCCAAGAAAACTGCTCATCGCAGAGCCTTAACTAATGTCACGAAGCCTGAAGAAAAAAAGCAGCTTACAATCAAAAAACGTTACGAAACAATGGAACAACGGGGCAATAGTCCAAATAGTAAGGGAAGATTGGCTAAACGTAAAGCCACTAATATATCTAGATTTGGTGTAGAAAATCCAATGCAGCATCCTAATGTGAAGCAGATATTAAAAGAGACATTTGTTGCTAAATACGGCGTAGATAACGCTATGAAGCTAGAAACTTCTAAAGAAAAGTTAGCGGCCACTTGCATTGAAAAATATGGAGTCACTAATGGAGGAGCCTCAGCACAAGCTAAAGAAAAAATTCTACAAGCGCATATTGCTAACGAAACTGCAGGATCTTCTACTCTAGAACGTGAAATGCTGTCTTGGGTTAGATCTCTAGGACTGAGTGCTAATAAAGGCTATCTAGGTGGAGCTTCCCCTAAAGAATTGGACATAAAAATTAAAGATCAAAACATTGCCATCGAAGTAAACGGTACTTATTGGCATTCTGAAGTATTTTTAAAGAAACATTATCATTTAGAGAAGACATTACTAGCCGAGCAACAGGGAATTAAGCTAATACATATATTCGACTTCGAATGGAAAAATAGAAATCGACAAGTGAAGTCTTTTCTAAAGTCGTGCCTAGGTAAGAATAGCGTCAGATTACATGCTAGGAAGTGTGTTGTGTCTCCCGTTGAGATACCTTTAGCTAAGCAATTCCTAGAGGCCTACCACATATTAGGTGCCCCAAAAATAATTTCAGCGGCATATGGGTTGTATTATAATAACGAGATAGTGAGTGTCATTACTCTGGGACCACACCATCGTAAAGGCGGCGCGGAACTTGTTCTAAATCGTTATTGCGGAAAAGAAGACGTTTCCGTTGCGGGTGGCCTAAGTCGTCTAACGAAGTGTGCAGTAGCTAATCATGGTAGAATAACTACGTGGGTAGATAGACGCATATCTAACGGAGTAAATTGGGAAAAATCCGGATGGACCGTAGTTAATGTATTGTATCCTGATTATTTCTATTTTAATACAAGAACACACGAAATTATTTCCAAACAGTCTAGACAAAAGAGTAAAGTAAATACTCCAGAAAATTTAACGGAAGTAGAACATGCTAGATTGGATAATTTGGTGAGAGTGTGGGACTGTGGTAAGATTAAGTTGGAAGCTTTTTGATTTTTATAAACGGATTTTTTCTCGCCGACTGACGCATTATCCAAAACAGCATCTGCTCACTATAAGCTGCTTCGGGATCTCGGCAATTTTTAAAGTCGCTTTTTTTAGGTTTTCTCATCTTCACACTCCGGGACAATCACTCTAACCATCGACTTCTTACCAGTATCCATTCCCCATCTATCCACAATACTCTCTTGACGTATCTTACCGCTATGTGGTGGCAACATACCGTGTTCTTCCAAAAAATCCAATAGCTGTATAGCATGGGGGTCTTCTAGGCCGAAATATAGTCTTTCTGAGTACATTTCGGACATCATATCATGAAGTTTAGTTGCTAATAATAGTGCCATCTCGCTGCGTTTCATTTATTAATCCCCAAAATATCCGCCACAATGCCTGCAACGTCGCTTTTATTTATCTGGGGCGGTCTCAGATAACCGGTAGCAAATGCGGCATTAACATTCTCTTCGGGAGTGAAATCTACCCAAACACCTTCGCCTAAAGCATTAACATACTTCTTCTGCAATATAAAATACGGCTGTGGCTCGGTGATTTGATGCATTTTCCCATCGCCACCCATAGTGAGCATTCCCATAGCCTGTGACCATAGCTTTACCAAACGATACGTGCTTCCTTCCTTCACCACTTCCGGCTTATTCATTTCCAGTATCCTTGCAACTACACTGTACTTCGGTAGCGTTGCCATTGCTCTCAGCACGTATTTCCGAGACCTGCTTATTCCCGCACATCCTGTTGCAAGCATCCATGTTTATCTCAGCAGTCGTACATCCCGCTAACAGTAGTAATATCAGATATTTCATTCCCATACCTCTTTCTTTTATTTTGTTGTCCATAATATAATAAATACCAATGCAAACACCACGACATTAAACCAATCTAAAAGCGCACCACGTTGTATAAATTTCATTCCCTAATCTCCTTGTCCATGCATTTCATATTGTTCCATCTCCCGTTTTAATTCTCTCCGCATCAAACTTTTAACGTAAAGAAGACTTCTAAGTGGGCTGCCTTCTTGACAGCTGCCAGTTACCATCCAATAGCGATTGCCCCTAGTGCGATAGCGCAGTCGAAACAATATCAAATCCGAATAGTAGCGTTCTACGGTAAATGTATACGGTCGTCCTATAGCGCTCACTCTTCCTCCGTTGCCTTCACAAGCATCCCTTGCTCGTCCAACCACTCTAATAAATATCTTGCATGTAGGTCTTTCAAATAAAGACGGTCTTCGTACACTTCGGGAAACATGTCTTCTAGCTTATTTGCAAGCAATGTTACCATTTCTTCTGTGATCATTTCTTCGTCCCCAACGCTTCCCGCGCCAGCTGATTATGTTTGTAAGTATTTGATGGTTCGTGATACCAGCTATCGAGGTCAGAAATTGTTTCAAGGGCTACCTTGTATCGGTCGCGCTCAGCAGTGATTACCTCAAGCTGGTCTTCCATATTATCATATTGTCGAGCTGTTATGGGATGCGTATGACTTTTTAATAATTTTTCATAAGCTTCAAATTCTATCACCTTAATGCTGTATTCGTTGATGGCAGCTTCTCTGACCATCATTGGCGCAGTAGTTGTATCTATAAACCATTGTCGCGCTCTCATTTCTTCTCCTGACATTGGGGAACATTTCTTTTTATTACCGACGCACCTATTTGATCACATGAGTTTATTAATGCCTCACACTTAGCCTTTGCTTTATCGCCTTTGCAGTTTAGCGCACCATTCTCGCCGACCGCTATTATCGCATCCAGGCATCCCATTGTCGCCAATCTTATCATATTTTCGCAATTAATACTATAGGCATTACTGCCGCAAGATAGGGCCATTGTCAATAGAACACTTGTTATTTTCACTCTTCCTCCTATTAAAAAGACTTTCGTGAGTGGCCAGACGCGACTCTGGCTATGCTCCGTTATCGACCGACCTGTTTCGTTCCCTTAGATGTCTCTTGCTCTCATTAAAGGAGCTGGGTGATAAGGTGGAGTCTTGGCCTCCCGTCAGCGTGTCTCTAGTGGGTTCGAAATTAAGCCATTTCCTGCAAACTCTATCGCCACAGCTTCCCACGCCGCACTCACTACTCGTCAAAACATTACGGTAAAAAATATCTGTTCCCACCAGGTTTAAGTTCTCTATTATCTAGATGTACCCAAGTAGGTGTGTTTTTCTCCATCCTAAGTCCTAATTGCTCCAGCATGTCGGCTTTCAGGATGATGTCCTTAGCGTCGTCTATACTGTGATTAGCCGCGTGAAAGTCACATGCTTTGCCTTCACTATGCGCGCTGTGCTGTGCCCCGCCAATAGCCGCGTTATAAGCAGCCGGTCTATATGACACATGAACGATAATAGGACCCAATGCGCCCCTAACCTTTTCCATGTAGTTATTAAAGAAATCGATCAAATTGGCCTTAATCTCTTCCGATAGCCCGTCCGACTCATTCGCTAGCCGTTTCCAGCTAGGAAGCCAAATGGCGTCATGCACCGTAAAATGGGGCGAAATCTTGTCCCCGTTATTAGTAAAGTCAATTGCCATATCTTCTCCTAATCTCTAATACATCCTAGCATAAAACCTATTGAAAGTCAAGGATAAAATAACATATATAATTAGAGAGGTATCATGCCTATATTAATCGTGGGAAATCAAACGTTTCAATATCCCGATCCCGGAACAGAAGCAGGCTGGGGCGAGGACGCTACTGGCTGGGCTAGTGCTGTCACTGCCGCTCTAAACGCTCTTATTGCTCCCGGAGACATATTGCCCACTTCCCTAGTAGTACAGAACAATCAAGCTGTTACAGCAGATGTTACAGGATTGTTTTTTAACGGGAACACTATCCGAGCTGCCAATGTTAGTTATGCAATATACCGCGTGTCTACAGCAACCAATCCTGGTGTAGCCGAGAGCGGACTTATCCAATTAGACTTGAACGACACCGCTACTGTTGGTAACAAATGGAGCATGGTGCAGTTTAAGAATGGTGATGCCGGTATTGCGTTTTCTGTCACCGATGGCGGACAAGTGCAATACACATCTACTGACATAGGACTTACTGGCTACACTGGCGTTATTGATTTCAGTGCTAAAGTACTTTTAAAATAAAGAGGACATAAATGGCTATTTCAATATTCAAGGTTCTTAAGGGATTGCTCATTCAACAAGATAGTACGTTGACCCCAACAGCTATCCAAATCACTCCCGGCGGTACCGCAAATACTACTACTACAATCCAAGGTTCTCAAACCGTCGCTAGAATATTGACGTTACCGGATGCGACTGACACTATCGTCGGTAAGGCTACAACTGATGCCCTCACCAATAAGACGTTAGGTAGTACAAACACAGCTACCGGCATTAAGATGGCTTCTTTTACTCCCGATGGTATTGTCACCGTAACTATGCCAGTTGCTACCGACACATTAGTCGGAAAATCTACCACTGACACTCTCGCCAATAAAACTCTCTCATCCCCTACGATCAACAACCCCACTCTCTCAGGCTCAGGCGGAACATTAACACTCCCAGCC